CCCTTCTGGTCACTCGATGGTGATGCTAGTAGTGGTGCCATGAAATCGCGCAGCTGCAGCTAAGCCTCTTCCGCTTTCGCGGAGGCATCACTACAGCCTGCTTATTGTCTCCGGGTAGCACTCTGGTAAGGCCGAAACCCCACCAATAGCAACAGTGACCTAGTGCCTTGACACTTCGGCTGCACCCATCAACCGGGGCACCACCTGCTCAGAGATTGACACAACTAACAACATTACCACCGATATGGCTATCGGGGGGGAGGCCCCTGCGCAAAGGGGGTTTATTGGAGCATTACTTTAGAGGGCAGGAAGTCTTCGCGCAGATCACGAAGGTCTTCCTCTATCTGAATCTGCATCAAGGGCCCGATCCCGAAGGCCCTCTCATAAGATAACCTGGTTGCCCAGGTCACATCAGATTCAGGGATTTTGTCACGTATGCTGTGACAATGTCTGATCCAAAAGCGTCTTTGAACGCTCTCTAGTAACTCAAATTTAGCTCCCGCAAGTCTTCCGAGAGCCCTGAATAATTCCTGGTGAACTGGCACTCCACGCGCATATATTCCTTCTGGTCCGGCGATTGTTCCAAGAAACCTCTTCAAGAAATGGATGTCCATGTAGTAAAGCACTTGCTGCTTGTACCCATTGTACACCTTGTACGGGTTTCGAATAATTCGCCAACGGTCTCCGACCAGAACAGGACGGGACTGGCAGAACTCGATCACTTCCATCCTATCGAGCGACACCCGGGAGGCCTCTGTAACCTTCACCTCCTGGGAGAATCCGGAGAAAATGCCGGGCAAGCTTTGACACCTACCCACGTAATCATGCTCTACTACTAAAACTGCATCATCTCCGTCCACCAACATCCGCCAGGCCCTTTCGGGTATCTGGAGATGCTTCATAGCAGTCGCAAGGAACAAAGATTGCAGCACGCTATTACCAAGTCCAGTGTTAAGATCTCCGGACATCCTATTTCCGGAGACCTTGTACTTGATAAAGCCGTCTTCGTGACGACCGCTGACCCTGTTAACCAACTGCTGTTTTCCCATGCGCCTCATCTTGTCAATTGTAGCAGACCTATAACCCGCTTGTTTCCAAGCTATGTCATAAAACTTCCACTCAGCTTTCAAGGCTTGTTTCACTACGTGCGCGTCGAAGGCCGAACCATCTAGACCAATCACAAAAGGATTCTTGAGACTCCCAACGAGGCTCTCAAGGCACCGCATACGATCTATAGTGTTCATTCCCTTCGCGCACGTAAACTCCTGATGCCTGTTAAACAGGTACCGGCCGTGATAAAAAGCTTCCTCCAGTGGTTTCATCGCTGCCAGAAGATGGGCGAGAAAGACGGGATTCCGGAACTGGATGGCGCGAGGCTTATCCTTTGGAGTGAGAGGAACATTCTCCTGCTTGACAAACTCCCGAACTCGAGAGTGTAATTTCAAGTCAAGAGGTGTTCTTAACCCCTCTGAATATATCTTACGCTTGTTGGGAGGAAACTTGCTCAACACCCGAGCTATTCCCTCGTCATCCAATTCTGGGCCCATCTGAGCGCCCAACCTCCTAGCTGCTTGCGCCAGCACGGTATGGAACTCACGTGCTGGCTTCCAGGGAGGACAATCGACAAATACGCGCGAGTACACCATCTTCTGCGCGTTCTTCAGTGAATTTGAGTAATTTACTGTTTCCCTCTCTAGGCGATCGCAAATTCTCAATCGCCCAAATCTTCGTACATTGGCCACGCCAGTCACTCTCACACGGACTGTGAGAGCGTCCATTCGGTTGGGAAGCCCGCCCTGCCAGGCCTCCGCTTCCCTCCTATGGACCGCGGTCCAATCTAAAAATACGGTGCGTCAGTGGCGATATGGTGGACACGAAGAAACAGATCCACCACCATACCCCCTAAAAGGGTGGCATCACCACACACGTAGGTTGACAAAGTGTCTACACACTGATTAATCAAGTATTGTCTTATACTGGGAGTAGTCCTCACCATGTGGTAGTTAATGGAGCATAACCACCACATAGCATGCGCAACTTCGTTGCGTAGTATCACTCCTCTGGCCTTGTCCGCAAAAGCGAGTCTCGGCGCATGACCCAAGGTGTCACACGTAAAGACCCACAACCGCTCACCAAGAGATGGGATCTCTGGTGTACAAGCAAGGGCAATCTCGTCATGCACTGCAAGCCCCTGCGCGCGGTAGAACTCTTGTTTTACGAACCACGCGAACTCTGCTGCTCCGGCACCGGACACAGTAGAATTCCATTTGTCAAATATTGCTCTCTCCACCTCGTCCAACCTACCCTGCTTGCACGATACACGTAACGACAGCCAGGGGATAGCTACTTCCTCGGTAGAAGAGATCACCTCCACTGCAACATCACCAGGAACCATAGGTCCTCGCAGACCTTTTGGCGGCAGTGGTGGTGGGTTAATATGAACCCAACTCAACAAAAGTTGTTGAGAGAGGGGTGGCATCGTGGGCAGTATCCTAGCCAACCATCCCTCGCTCAGGTCGAAGGTCCAAGGTTCCATCTCAAGTCCAGTGTTCCAGCGATACGCTACCTGGGCCTGTTCTAGAAGCTCTTCCCTCCATCTCGCGACTTCCGACCTATACTTGATATCTTGCATCCTCCTTCTGGTTGCGAACTCAGACCTGAGGCTAGGCTCCCATTCCCTATTGCCCTTGATCCACTGCACCTGACTCGCTAGAGTAATAAGGCGATCTTCCTCCGGAGAGGAATCGCCAGTCCAGCGAGGAAATACGGCGGAGAGCAGGGATTGAGGCCTGTACCTCGGGACTTCACAGTCCTCCAGGGCCACCAAAGTGGCTTCGCTCCGGGGATCAGACACTTGGAGCTGCGACACGTCTAATGAACTCGAAGCATGGACGTCGACGTGTATCAAACGTCCATCACGGCTGGATGATCCCTCCACGCGTTGCGCCGCGCGGGGGCACCATCTGGCGGGCTTATGTACGCCCACCTCGCCGGTGGTTTTGCCAAGGTCGCCTTGAGGGCAAGCCATGGCAGCGGG